TACAAGAAACACAAGAAGTGTGAGCTGTGTGGATTTAGGGCACAAAAACAATCCCAATTGGATGTGTTCTTTGTGGATGGAAGTATGAAGAATACTGTGGCTACTAATCTAAAGACTGTTTGCGCCAATTGCCAACGATTGAATAGCGTTCGTAGACTTGGATGGCGTATTGGTGATCTTGTTGCTGATGATTAGATCATCAACTTTTGCATACAACTTTTCTAGTGTACTATCGTTATCTATAACGTGATCAAACTCACTGTTTAGCCAATCCCATTCTGATCTATGAGCTCCATTATCTTGCATCTCTTTTTGTGTAGGCAATTTACCTCTTTTAACAAGTATAATTTTTCCACTCATGGCTTTAATTTCTTTAATTTCGTTTATAAATCTTGTGTCAGATATCACTGTAGGGGTTCCATTGTATCTTCCTAAACAACTGTCTACCCATATACCATCGTACATTTGACCACGCATAACTTCTGTACCAAAATATTGTAGTACCCATCTCGGAGTTACTTCTTTGCCCATTTGCTTACTCCAGAATGCATCAGGTTGTTCTCTCCATGCTCTGCTCTCATCAGTCTTGCCTTCCAACATTTCTCTGTCCCAATTGAACATAGAACTTACTGCGTCTTTTAAACTTTTTGCAAATGAATCTCTTTTGAAATTATGTTTCTGTGCAAGTCTTTCTGCAACAGTATCTTTACCAGAACCTATTAATCCTACTACGCCTATTAACATAGACTTATTATACTATTTTTTTAAACGTTTTTCAATCTCTTTTTTAACATCATGGATCTGTGTTAATACCAGTTTACGCATACTTAATTTTTTCTCTTTTAGTGCGTGTATAGAAATGTTCTCTAGATCATCCACTATGTCAGCCAGTTCTTCTAGTGTGCATTTGGTAAGTTTTTTGTATCTGTCGTCTATCATTGATACTATTATTTAAAATAATTCATGTGAGAATTTACCGGTAATAGAAGTTAACAAGTAATAGAATTTAACCGATAATGAAACTTGTTGGGTTTCCGCCTTCTTGGAAGTTGCCTATGTCTGCTTCAAGTCTTTCCATTTCGGCCTGTCCTTCGTTCTTTAACGCATCACCATTTAGTGTGGTTCCACCTTGTGGTCCTGCTATGGTATTGAATTTTCCCCTTGCTTCTCCCAACATGAGTTTAGATACTGCAAGTGTGTAATCTCTGATCCATGGTTTAGAATAGATGTCCTTGAACAGTGTTATATCGGGTCTGAAATTATCAGTGTGCATAAGGACTGTTTCGTCATCTGCTCTAGGTCTCTGTGTGATAGTTAATTTCTTTGTTGCTACGTCAAAATGGAACTGTATGAAACTTCCAAACATTTTACCTACTAATTCTTGGTATGATGCAAACGCATAGTAAGTCGCTAGTCCACCGGTTGCACCTGCTTTTAAAAGATAGGTGTTTGTGTAGGCTAGATTGAAAGGTTCGAACATTGTTCCGCTTTCTCCTCCTTCTCCCCTAGATCCAACACTTCTTCTGTTGAGGTTCCTTACATTGATTATCTCATCTGGCAAAATGTATGTGTTCTGATTTTTCTTTAATTGAAGAAAAGCATAAGATTCTTCCACAGCGTTTGATGATCTTTGTCTGAATTTGTTGACTGCTCTTTCCAGTGCCGTTTGGTAGTGTTTAGGGTCTAATTCAACATCAATCATACCTTCACCTAGGTTGTTTTTGACGTAATCAAATATCTCTTGTTGTCCTGTTTGTAGTTCTGACATACACATATTTATAGTCGTTGTGCATTCAATAAATATGTATGGAATGCCAAGATTATCAATTTTTAAGCCTGAAAAAGGCAATGACTACAAATTCTTCGATCGTAACATCAAGGAGATGTTTACTGTGGGCGGAACTGATCTACACTTCCACAAATACCTAGGGCCATATGATCAAGGTAGCACCAACAAAGATGGTGATGCTTCTCCAACGAATCCACAATATTCAGGTGATAGTCTTAACGAAAGAACTATACAGGATTTACTATTTTTAGAGAACAGAGACAGGAAATATGATGCCGACGTTTATGTTGTGAGAGGAATTTACAATGTGCAAGATGCAGACTTCAATCTGTCACAGTTCGGAATGTTCTTGCAGAACGATACACTATTTTTAACTGTACATTTAAATGATATGGTAGAAAGAATTGGCAGAAAACCAATGTCGGGTGATGTTATTGAATTTCCACACATGAAGGAAGACTATTCTTTAGATGAGACCATACCCATCGCACTTAAAAGATACTACGTTGTTGAAGATGTGAACAGGGCCGCAGAAGGATTTTCACAGACATGGTGGCCACACTTGTTAAGATTGAAAATGAAAACTTTGGTAGACTCTCAAGAATACAGAGATATATTAGGTGACGCAACAACAACAGGATCTCTTGCAAGTTACATGTCAACTTACAACAGAGAGAAAACTATCAATGAACAGGTTGTTGCACAGGCAGAATCAGATGCACCAAAATCAGGATTCAATTACAAACAATACTATGTTGCACCAATAGACGAAAGAGGTAACATCAGGACAGATAATGTTAACACAGAAGAACAAAGAGCAAGTGGAGACAAGACAGTTAATGCAGTTATCGACACACCAGCAAGTTCGCACTATGGTTTCTACATGGATGGCGATGGTGTTGCACCAAACGGACATCCTGCAGGCTTTGGGATATCATTTCCTAGCGTTTATAACAAAGGCGAGTACTTCTTGAGAACAGATTACCTACCAAATAGATTGTTCCGTTTTGATGGCACCAGATGGGTTAAGATAGAGGATTCAGTTAGAATAACTACAACAAACAACGATTCGAGAGCAAACTATAAAACAGGTTTTGTTAACAACTCATCATCTGATACTATTAATGGATTGACTGTAACACAAAGGCAATCGCTAACAGATGCTCTCAAACCAAAGGCTGACAATTAAGATATGACCTGGAAGATTATTAATGGCAAACGAAATTGGTTGGAGGTAGTATAGTGTTGCATTTTTATGAAGGCCAAATCAGGAAATTTTTAACTCAATTTATAAGAATTTTGAGTAACTTTTCTGTGGAAACAGGAAAAGGTAAAGATGATACTGTAACTTTAAGGGCTGTTCCTGTTGTGTACGGAGATCCAACTAGGCAGGTTGCAAATATAATCAGGAATAATTCTGAGAACACATTACAGTATGCTCCACGGATAGCGGCCTATGTCAGAGAATTAAATTATGATAGAGAAAGAATGCAAAATCCTTATCATATTGAAAAACAACATTTAAAAGAACGTGATGTTTTAGCAGACGGAACATATAGTGATAAATTAGGAGCTGGATATACTATTGAAAAAGTTATGCCATCTCCTTTTAGATTAAACGTCACGGCAGACATATGGAGTTCAAATACAGACCAGAAATTGCAAATTTTAGAGCAGATTTTATACCTTTTCAACCCAGATTTTGAGATACAAAAATCAGACAACTACATTGACTGGACCAGTTTGAGTTACGTAGAACTCGAAGGAATAAAATTTAGTTCAAGAACAATTCCAGTTGGTGCTGACACAGAGATAGATATTGCAACTCTTGATTTCTCAATGCCCATATGGTTATCACCACCAGTGAAAGTCAAGAAATTAGGTGTTGTACAGAAAATTATTATGAGTGTATACGATGATGATGGCGGAATAGCAAAAGGACTAATAGACGGATCGTTGATATCAAGAAGCTATATCACACCAAACAATTTTGGATTGCTGGTTACAGGAAATCAATTGAGATTACTAGGGAGTACTGGTACTACTACAACAAGTACAAAACCCGGAATAGGAACAGGCGGCTCTGGTTTCTACACAGGTGCCAAGGATATAGGTTTAGCTGATCCTTTTGAGACATTTGGACCACCAGTTAACTGGAAGGTACTATTAGAACAGTACGGGGTAATCATTAACGGTACATCACAAATAAGACTGACGCAACCAAACGGTAACGAGATTGTAGGAACAATAGCAACCACAACACTTGATGACACTATTTTGTTATACAGCATTGATAATGACACAATACCTGCCAACACACTGACAGCAGTTAAGAAAATTATAAATCCTGCAACGTTCGATCCAGGAACACCCGTTAATGCTGACAGATATCTTATCATCAACGATGTGGGAGATAGTACAGCATCAGTACAGAGTGCAACTTGGGGGGTTCTTATTGCCAACGTTGGCGATATTATTGAGTATAGTAGTTCTCAAAGTAAATGGTTGAAAGTGTTTGACTCCTCAGATCCTGATTCAACACAGCACTATGTTACCAATCTGAATACAGGAATACAGTACAGATTCAACGGTACGGAATGGGTGAAATCATACGAAGGTGTTTACGCACAAGGTAATTGGAGCATAGTGATAGACGGTGGATTCGTAGCAAATGACGATGCTTCGGGGCAAGATGCAACTACT